CCAACGCTTGACTCTGGACTAAGTGCAGGAAATCAAGCTTGGGAGTTTGTAAAAGATTTACAAAACTCCTTCTACCAGGAGCGGGGCTCCGACCTCTATGAGGGTGTCCTTTTAGGAGATCTTGAAAGATCCACCGACTTCATAGAATATGAAGCGGGCACCTTGCACATGGATTCCTTTTGGGAACCATGGACCAACGTGAGCAATTACTTCAGGTATTCTCACGAGCTAATTCTACAACCTTTCGTCTTAGAGACTGAAGGGGTTGCAGATATCTCAGCCAGGGGAGCCCTTATGGGCCTTCCCGGAACCAAGATCATTCTCCACACAATTAGCAAAGCTATTGATGTGGCAGCGTCCCGGCGCACAGCGCCGCTAGACCCCGTTTGTCTTCGAAGGCACACCTGGAGGTGTGCAGGCGATGACATAATACGCTTAGGTTCTTTTAAAGAACTCAGAAGGTATAAGCCAAGTGCAGTCCGTTATAGGGTTAAACCCTCGGACGACAAGTGGGGTGTATACTCCAAAGGTGGGAAGTATTGCGAACGAGCCGTTCTTCTAGAAGGACTGTTCGACACAAGGAATATTTCCGACAGCTTCTATCAGGACATAATCCCGATGAGGCTTTTGTCGCCAGAGACGAAGACTCGCTCTGGTGACGATGACACTAACCCGATTTTCGGTAAAGGTCATGCTTTCGCTAGGGAAATGGAGTGGTACTCCGGTCCCGAAGCGAAAAAGGCTAAAGCCTTAGATATCTTCCTCGAAAACATGAGGGAGTATGGAGACCTGAAAGGAATTGCATTCCTTCCCAGGCATCTTGGCGGTTTAGGTCTAAACCTAAGGACAGACTTGTCCTTCCGGTATACCCCGGAAATCGTCAAAAAGGCGGTCCGAGAAGCTTATGCTTCTAAAGGAACGCCTAAAGGTGAGCTAGCCCTTAGGGCTCTGCAAACCTTGAGGACACCCCTGCTGATGTACAGGGGTGAACCCATACCACTACAAGTCGTCGAGAACGAAATGAGGTGGATTACCGAGTTTTTGCCCGTGGCAACGAC